ATTATATATAAAGCTTATGGCATGATAATAATAATGTTATTGTTAGTGGTTGTATTGCTACGAGGGAGAGGGTGGGGGAGTAAGGAAATCTGTGGTGTGTGATGTACGACAGTGGTATAAAGAATTTCTGTGATAAATACAAAAACTTTGTATTTACAAAACCAAACCAATATAAACTTTCTCTTAATAACAAATCCATGAAATCTCGCGTCCTAATTAATTTTGCAGTATCCTCCTCCGACAAAGCCTCATATACCGCTGCCTGCAAATCCCTCGGAATATCCGTATCAGATGTATGCCGCCGAGCCCTAAATGAAGCAGTCCTCCTCTCCAAGAAGCTCCAGCCATCCACGCCAAAAGAAAAAGATAAATGCCCCAAATGTGGCAGCACAAAATTAGGACAGGTACACATCAACTTGCATCGCGGTGATACACAAACTCCAGCATGGAAAGAAAATCATAGTCGCATTCTTGCATCTCGCGGAAAAGATGGAAAATTCAAAGGAGGAAAAAATTATGATTGTACTTGACGTGGAGACAACTGGCTTACACCCAGACCCAACACTCAGAATGCTTGCTGAAGGCAAGACAGAAGACTATATAGTAGCAAACGGATTGATGAACGATTCCAAACTAAACGTCTTTACACTTCCCTTCCACTGCTTCCAAGAGTCCCTAGAAGCATCAGAAAAAGAAATCCTCATCTCCTCCTGCAAATGGCTGCAGGAAAACAAACAAGAAACTATGATCACCTACAACGGCAAATCTTTCGACATTCCATTCATCACAACAAAACTTCTAAAATATCCCGAACTAGAAATCAATCCGGACTTCCTCCTCAGCATGAATCATATTGACCTCATGGATTTCTCAAAAAAAGTCTGCGGACGCTACATATCCAAAGAATCAGCCTGCCGCAAACTCGGAAATCTTTACGTCCCTAGAATTTCCGACGGAATGTGGAATGCTCGTATATACAAGAATCCTCAACTATTAACTGCAAATGAACATATGGACATGATCCAACACAACGCAACTGACCTCACAGCCACAGCGCGTCTTTACAACGTGCTTAAAGATTTCCCAGACTTCCAAGAATGGGTGGAATCAACTTGTCCTGAATCAAATATCTTTAGGCATTTACGGGAGGATGAGATATAATGCTAACCCAAACTTGCCAAAAATGCGGATACCGTTGCGGATTATTCTGTAGTGTATGTCCTAAGTGCAAAGCTCCGAGGTAAAAATGTATGCCTAGAAGACACAAACCTGAACTCCGCCTATCCAAAAAAGAACTTAACCGGGGATTCGTATTCCGTTCAGATGTCAGATGCGCAAAATATTTTCGCATCGGAGAAATCAGACGTGCAGTAGATAGAGATGGTCGTTCACATTCAGTAAAAATAAAAATAACATACATCGAAATAACTCCGAAAATAAAACTCGGAAAAATAGAATTTGTAAATCTGGAGGGATATTGTGTCGTCAATACAAGAAATAAAAAATAAAGAAAATGAGATTAAGAAACTCGCTATCTGCGTTCCAATGCGCGGAAAAGTAGATGTAATCTTTATGCAGTCCTACTTAGCACTGTTCATCCATCTCCTCAAAAAACGTGGCATCGTAGCTCAACCTGTTTTTTCAGATGCAATGCCTTTAGACAAAGCGCGCAATCAACTTGCAAAATCTGCAATCCTCAATAAATCTGACTATGCCCTATGGCTCGATTCAGATATGGTAATGACAGAGGCGCACTTCGAAAAAGCGTGGAATACACTTCATAAACTTGACGACGAAGGAAAAGAGCGTTTCATCGTTTCTGGAATTTATTACGAGCGTGAAATTCCCTATGACGCAGTAATCCGAAATAAAAACGAACTCGGTCTCTACTCGAAAATCATGGACTTCCCAGATGACAAACCATTCAAGATTGATGGAATGGGTTTCGGATTCGTCCTAATGAAATCACAACCGCTCAAAGATGCTTTTGCAGCAACACAAGGTAAACCGTTCCAATGGACTGAAAAGGTTTCAGAAGATTTGCACTTCTGTGATTTAATGTCTGGGAACTCAGAGCTTACCAATATCCGTATGGTAGATAAGGACAAGAATCCAATCACATACGATATCTGGTGCGACCCTGAAATACAGATTCCGCATTATGGTTCCTACACAACTCAATGGCATCATCTCCATTACAAACTGGATGAGTATGCAGATACGTCTGAACTTGCGAGATACTTGAAAATCCAATCGGAAGAGTGCTACACTAAATGTGTAAATGGGGCCCTCGCCATGTGCAAGGAGTGGCAATCAGTATTCGGAAAAAATCGCGACGACTCTACAATCCCAGAAGCGGAAGTTCTGAAATTCTATCGCAACACGAAAGGATATCTCTACGACCTCACCTGGTTCTGGTCACATAGCAGACAGACGAGAGATATGGTAGTGAAGAGATGGGTGAAAGATGCTCCTCGTGTTCTTGATTTCGGATGCGGACTTGGTGACTATGGATTGATGTATCTCGCTGACTATCCCAAAACTAAGATGGATTTCTATGATATCAATATCGCAAATCTCGACTATCTGAAATACAGAATCGACAAGAAATCCGAAAAGGGACACTTCCAAAAAGAGAACTGTACTGTGTACGAAGGAGAGCTTCCACCAAACGAGGACAAATACGACATGATATTCGCCCTCGACGTTCTTGAACATCTGAAGAATCCTTCAGTTGAAGTTGCAAAGATTCGCAAGATGCTCAAACGTAATGGAACTCTCATAGCGCAAGTGTCTCCAAAGGGTGCCTTCCAACCACAACATATCTCTGAAATCGATATATCTCGACATGGATTTATCCAAACGGATTTGTACACATACGTGCGAGACGACAGCGACATGGCAGTAAGTTATGCTGCCAATGTCAAAAGGATAAAGGACAATATGGTTGTCAACCCGATGAAGAGATAGGAGAATAAACATGCCAATATACCAAGGGAGTGTATTCAAACAGTTCCTCATAGATAGATATGCCATGGGTTTCGAGCCGGCTGCAATATGCAACGAGTTCGAGACTCAGATGGGCGTACCTGTCAGTGAGTCCGAAGTCGAGATAATCCTCAAAGGATGCAATAACGAAATCCGCGCCAGAGAGGAAGAACTGATAACTGAACTCAAATCCCAAAATGTAATTGGCGCACTCCTCTCAATCAAAGCGGAGTTGGTAGAAGTAGCATCAATGGCAAAGGCGGATAAGGATTACAAAACTTTTGCGCAACTCTCAAATTCTTCTATGAAATCTATCGAAGTAATTATCAACATGACGGAGAAGTTCAGAACTCGAGAAGATACAAAAACTCTCGTAGCAGTACAGAATAATTACTTCGCAATCGAAGTCCTCGTAAAAGACGGACTCATCGAGGTAAAAGATGAAGCAAAACTAAAAGAAATACTTGGAGATGAGAGGTAATGCTCAATCTTTCTGACTCACTCTGCCGAGCATCCTTCGAGTATTTCTGCAAGATTATACTCAAACAGAAACTCGGAAGCATGCATAAAGCGTGGATTAAAGCTGTTCTTCAGAAAGACAAACATACTTGCATCATGTCAGCGCGTGGACACTTCAAAACTACTATCCTCTCCATATCTTTCCCTCTCTGGGTAATGTACAAAGAGCGGGACCCAAAGATGATAGTTATTCTTTCAGCAACTCTTGACCAATCAACTGAGATTATGAATCTCATAAAAAGATTGATTGAAGACACTCCAATCCTTCGAGACATGATGTATCCTGAAAATATCCACAAAGCCAAATGGTCAGAAACTCAGATAGGAACTAAAAACAAACATAGAATCCTCTGCCTTCCTTTCGGAGATTCCGTCAGAGGAAAGCATCCTGACTACTGTATCTGTGATGATGTCCTAAAAGCTGAAGTTGCAACAGATATAGAAAGTTCAAAAAGAATATTCTACGGAATAGTATTCCCAATCGTTCAAGCCAGAAAGGGAAAACTTATCGTCGTAGGAACTCCAGTTTCATATACTGATTTACTTGCAGACCTATCAGAAAAACCTGACTTCACCTTCCTCAAATATCCTGCAATAATTTTCAACGAAGATGGAACATGGAAGGAATCGCAATTCCCTGAACACTTCGATATAGAACAACTCAGAAAGATAAAGAATAACATGCCTTCCCATCTATGGGCCCGAGAATACCTCTGCAATCCTGCATCAGAAGATACAGCAGTATTCCCATGGTCAGTTCTCAACAAAGCAACTGCAATGTATGAAGATGTAAAAGCAACATACAAAGCCCATGAAGCAAAACCTCGCAAGGTAATCGGTTGCGATATTGCTGTAAGTGAGGGTGCCAGGGCTGACTTCAGTGTCTTTAGTGTCGTGGACAGTATTCCCAACGAACCTCACCTACTTACTGATATAGTTCGCAAACATCTTACCCCTGAGAATAATGTCATAGAAATACGGGCTCTTTACAAATATCATAATCCTGACCGCATCCTAATTGAGAAAACAGGTGTAGGGTGGGGAACAGCTAAAGCATGTGTAGATGATGATATGATGAAAGGAGTTACTGTGGATTTCGATACCAAGGCTGCCAGCAGAGAACGTATCCTTTCTCGTCTTGAAGTTCTAATGCGCAACGGACAAGTTGCCCTCCCAAAAAATGACGTCCTCTTATCAGAACTCTCCCAGTTTGCATACAAGAAAACGAAGCATGGTATGTCTTATCAATCGTTGGGAGAGCATGATGACTGTGTTATGAGCCTTGCAATAGCGCTCGAAGCGGCATCCGAAGCTTCTTTTGTCAGTTTGACTTTGGTATAAGCCATTCAAGACATTCCAGCCAACTATATAATCGCGTTTAAATATATCTTCCTATTATAGTACTTGATGGCGGCTAAAAAAGTTCCAATTTCAGCGCGATTAATAGACGATTACGTTCCGATGGGGAGCGACCAGCCTCAACCACGCCCAGCCACGAACAGTGTAATGCGAGATAGTTTGTATATCTGGCATGGAAAGATGCCTGAACTTAGGGCAATCGTATCGGGAATGACTTCAGATGTTTTTGGAGAAGGATACGGATTAGATGGAGACAAAGCGCGTCAAGCTAAAACCAAGCGTTTTCTAAGAAAAAACAAATTCAACTGCTACGGAAAGGCAGTTCTTCGAGATGCTCTCATATCAGGAGATGGATATCTTGGTAAAGCTTCTCTAACAGAAACCCAAGTATTCGAAGCCATGGACTGTATTTATACTGACGTGTTCCACAAATCAGCAGACCAACTTACAAAACAAGCTATAATCAATAAAGTAGTTTCTGCAAAACCTGACCTCTATTCTCCTAAAGTTTTATTCCCTCTTATGTCAAGAGCAATGTGGATTAAGTACGACGTACACGGAAAGATAGTTGGATACGTACAGAAACCTAGAAATCGCGGAACAATGTTTGCTACAAATTCAAATCCAAATCCAGATAAGCCATCTTCATTTGCTTATGGAAATATGGGTGCGCTTGGTGGAGTTGAGTTCAGCCCAGAAGAAGTGATTCACTTTCCTTATGAACCAATCGGAGACCAGATTTATGGAAACTCCCCACTTCAAACTGCAATCTTCGACGTAGTTTCATTATGGTATGCAAAAACTTACGGTGGACTTTTCTTCCAAAACGACGCGACTCCGTCCTTCATCTTTAATCTTCCTGACGATTCTCCAGACAGTCAGAACTACAAGAAGTTCATAGAAGTTCTAAAACAGCACCGCCAGAATCCTCATCGCAACATGGTAATTACAGGTAATCTTGGAATAAACAAAGTTGCCTCTCTAAGTAAGGACTTGGAATTCTCAAACTTCATAGATAAATTCACCCAGCGTGTTATGCTTGCTTATGGTGCAACTGCTCGGTTCCAACATCTATTTGGAAAGGGAGATGCATCTCCTACAAGTATGGAGAGCTATTACAAACAAATTAATTCTATTCAAACTGAGTACGAGGATACTCTCAATAACGAACTGTTCGATCATTTCGGAACAGAATTTTATTTCAATCGCGTATACAAGCGTGATGAAACTAGAGAGGCAGACATAGCAGTTAAACTTACTAATCTAGTGTGGACTGTAAATGAGTCTCGTGAATTCTTAGGATTCAAACCAATACCGAATCCAATGTTTGATGAACTTACTTCTAAACAGCAGGGTGACATGCGCGAAGAAAGAATCAGAAGTAAGAAAGAAGAAGTTGCTTCGGCAGATGCACGCACTGAACAGAATGCAAATGCGATGACATCAAGAGTAGAAATGAAGGGCGACAAGCCTGTGAATGGTGGTAACAATGTTTAAGAAAATTATGTTGAGTGTCTTCCTTATGATGGCTGTTCTATCTGCCGCATATTTTGAAGCGACTATGATTGAATCTGGAGAGAATGCTCTTTCTACATTTTCATCCATAGCTCAGAATGGAACAAATACTTATGCAAACTTTTCAAGTTTGAGTGCAACAGATACACAGGAACTCACAATCGAATATATGACAAATGATTCCAAGGTTAGGGCAATCACATATAATCTGACTGGAACTACTGTAGTTTCTACTGCAGGTTCAAACTATCAATACGTTATTTCGAATATCACAAACAAACCAATTTCGATTGAGATATCTGGCTCTCAGCTTGCAAATTTCAGTTCAAAAGGTTTGAATGATACTTCCAGCAACGCAAGTCAGATATGTACCAATTATACGAATGTATATAGAGTAGATTATCTTCTTGCTAATTACACTTCTAATATGAACAGAACTTCTGCAAGTGCTCTTTCAAATTCTGATGATGGTACCATCGCAACTTTATATTCCACAGAACTAACAAACATCACATTTGCAAACAAAACTGTCCCGACTGCTCTTTGGTACAAGAAAACTCCGTTGCTAAATTTATCTGGAACTGTAAATTCAACAAATCTCGTTCTTCCTTCAACCCACAATTTCCTTTCTACTACCGCATTCACAATATCTATTAAAGGACTGCCGGGGACTGTGACAGTAACTCCAAATAACAATACGAGAACATATAATCTATCTTCAAACAATACACTAGCAACTGAAGTTGCTCTAAACAATACTGCATTGGCAGTTACAACTGGCGGGAATACTAGTATATTATATACTACAATCCAACCAAACATGAAGTTATCAACGATTAATGCAACCTTGACTATCGTCGGAGAGATAAACGGAACAGGCACAGTAGTAAAAATGGGAAGCACCACCTTGGGTAATCTCACCGCGAATACAACTATATTCAATGTATCACAGGCACTATTGTCTGCAAGTTCAACACTCACATATTCTGGAGTTGTAAATGGAACAAACATAACCACTGCGACTCTTGTGTATAGAAATATGTCAAATTCAGGTTGGTATGTAATTCCACAAGCTAACTTCGCGCAGGAAGGAAGGATTATGGTAGCAGTTGCAGATTTAGCAAAATGTCCAAACGCAACTCTGTTTATGAAAACAGGTGTGAATCTAACAACTACAAACTACACAAAAACAGGTTCAGATAAAGACACATATCTTGATTTGAATTATATCTACAATGCCAAACTTGCATCCGCAGCTGCAGGAAATGTAAGTATCACCAACAAATTCGGAGAAACTGTTTTGTCTATTCCTCTTGGAAATACAACTCCGATAAACAACGGAGGTTCTTTCTTCTGTACGAAATCTACAGGATGCAAATTGAACCGTGTTATCTACGGTGGGAATGACAGTTTCAAGATGTCTTTCAAGAAAGTTAGTCCTGCGAATGTATCTAGCACAGTTTACACAGCATGGACTCCAGCGGCTACAATGGCTGAATGGGGTTCAACGATAGTACGATGGGCTATGGGAGAGAGGCTTGATTTGTATGCCACTCCGAAAACAAACAACACAGTAGTAAGTATATATTACGAGGTAGGTTAATATGGAAATTCCAGAATTAGTTAAAATGTATGCCCCATTTGCGAAAATAGATGAGGAGAAGCACATGGTGTTCGGTTATGCGACTACCCCCTCTAAGGATAGTCAGGGGGAGATTATTGATCTAGATGCTTCATTTGAAGCAGTAGATGAATGGAAGAAATGGGCGAATATCAAAGAAATGCACAGACCTGAAACTGCAGCTGGAACTGCCCTCATAATTGAGAAGCATGTTGGTGTTGGAGTTTATATCGGTGTAGAAGTTGTTGATGAACAAGCATGGCAAAAATGTTTGAAGAAAGTATATAAGGGCTTTTCTATTGGTGGTCGTGTTTTAGAACGGGATCCAGACAATAGCAAGCGCATCACAAAATATAGGCTGAATGAGATATCGTTGGTAGATAGATACGCGAATCCAGACAGTCCTTTCATGGTCGCAAAACGTGACGCCTCTACGGAGGAAGAAAAAGGAGGAGATTCTGTGAGTGAAAATAAAGAGACCTCCACCCCAGCAGTTGGGAAAGAAGTGACTGGAAACCCGCCAAAAGCCGAAGAAAAAAAGGCAGTGGTGACTAAGCCTGCTACGCCAGTGGTGGCGGCGGCAGATGAGTCAATCACGGTAAAAAAAGCGGATTTCGAGAAACTTCAATCTCAAGTGCAGGAGATGGAGAAAGCTTTGAATAAAGCGAAGGAAAATGATGTAGTAGCAGATGCTATTATCAAGGCGGTTGAAAAACTTGAGCCGAAAATAAAGAAGGTCCATGAAGAGATGGAACTTGTCGAGAAGACAGAAGAGCAAAAAAAACAAGATAAAAAAGATGAATTAAATAAAATGAGTGTAGGACAGTTGACATCAATGATGCTCAAAGGTGCTCCTGCACCATCGGGAGGGGAATAGTTATGTCAAATCCAGAAACTTTGCTCAAGGCTTTGAACGAGAATACCAACACTCAGGGTGGGTATCTTGTACCAGAGATTTGGGCAGCAAAAATATACGATATTATCTTGGCGAAATCAACAGCCATCCAGCTTTGTGAACAAGTCACAATGACTTCGGATACTCTGTTCTTCCCAAAGGTAACTGCCGCATCTACAGCATACTTTACTGCTGAAGCAGCAGACATCACAGCATCGCAACCAACATTTGGTCAGCTCACAATCAATCCACAGAAAGTTGCAGCATTGACTCAACTATCTTCTGAGGTAATGGAAGACAGCAATCCATCAGTGATGAACGTTGTCACCCAAAGACTTGCAGAGGATATTGCATTGAAGATTGATTATGAAATCTACAATGGAGATACAAATGTTGCAGGGTTCAATGGAATGAGAGATACTACTGTCTATACCGACATCAGCACAGTAGCTGTTGGTGGTGAGATAGATACTGATGATATCTCAGATGCAATCGAGAAATTGCAGAGCCAGAATATCGAGCCAACTGACTTGATTATTCATCCTAAAATCTTGAACAAGTTGAGAAAACTCAAGACCACAACTGACGGAAACGAGCCATTACTCAATATGGTAACTTTCGGAAGTGCACCTCTATCAAACGGGTTAGTCGGAAAGATTTGGGGAATCAATGTTATTCTCACAACTCAGCTTCCTACTGATTTGACTGGCGGAACAGCAACAACTGCAACTGAAGCCTTGCTCGTAGCAAGAGGTAAATGTGGTATCTTCGGAAACCGCAGACAGTTGAACTTGAACAAGTTCTATCTAATTGACACAGATGACTGGAAACTCCAGAGCAACATCAGAGCTGGCTTCTCGGTGAATTACCAGAAGGCAATCTGCGTGCTTCAGGATATCCAGGTGGAATAAGGTACGGTGATTTAAATGACAAAAATAACAAATGAAAAAGGTTGTCTTGTGGAAGAACTCCACAAGTCAGTAGGTAAAGAAGTTGACGAGAAATCTGCAATCTCTGGCAGTATGCACATAGACCACATTCGTGGTGGTCATGTGATATCTACCATAGAAACACCGAATT